CTATTGTATGACCTGTAACCGTTATTGTAAATTTCGTCTCATGTAAAACAGATGCGCTTTCGTTGGTTACGGCACTTGTGCAACTCAACCCCGAATCTATTTGTGTTGTCATTTCAGTCGCAAGCGTAGCATAGGTATATATGCCAGCAGACAATGTAACATCAGTTACACTTCCGCCATCGTATGCTAATTTTAAAATATCATTTGAGGCTGTTGTTATACAAAATTGTTCATTCTCTGAAAATGCAGGAACGCTGGGTACACGAGGATCACTTGCACCATAACCAGCAGTTCCTAATCCAGTTTCTTCTCTTGATATTGGCATTTATACCTCTATAGCGGTAATATGAATTTTAAAATTATCAAAATCGTATGTTCTGTCTATGACTTCCCACTTCTTGGCAAGTGCTGTTGGCGTGCCGAATATATCATATATTCTACCGTGTCGTGGATTGATAAAATCTCCGAGTCCAGTGCCGATTGCATTCAATCCTGTTGTGAGTTGGACTATCCACCGGTTTTTAGTCAATCGCTCAACATAATATTGCAGAAGTTTATTAGCTGTTGCCTCATCTCTTATCGCCCACGCCTTATATTCCCAAGTATTTGTTGTCTGCATTTCGCTATATGAATCGGATGTAAGTTGTTTTAAATTGCCTGTACTGGTTAAATCCTGACTGTTTTCAAGATATGCGGCTGTAATATTAGTATCAACATCGCCTTCTGTGCCCTCACCATTCGTGATATAAACATTCTTTTCAAATTCACCCGAGTCATAATTTTCACGATAATATAACACAAAATCATTCTTAACTTCATCCATACCCATTTTATACAATTTAAAACTGCCATCATTGACTATCGGATGTGTTGTGAATGCGCCATCTGTCGTGGAAGCTGTTGAGTCAAAAATATCAAGATTGCCAGGCGTATCTGGTGTATCTGTTGCAGAGTTCGGGAAAGCAGCATCTTCATCAAAAGCTATCATGGTTATTCGGTTTTGCTCATCGTAAAATACTTTACTTCTTGCTTGTATGCCTAAATCATCTAATATCTTCATTGCTTCTTTTCTGTCATCTATCTGAAAAGCCAACTTCCACATATCTGCCCCCGTACTGCCGAGTTCAGTTGCCGATGTATCAAAATCAGCAGTATCAATTTCAGATGTAGAAAAACCCATTTGATTCCTTGCGAATCCCTCTATTATATGAGATGGATTTTCAAGTAGTGTATTTGCGCTTACTATCGTTCCAGAAGCGTCATCTTTTACGCCCTCTTTGTCAAGCCATACTGTTGTGAATCTATTTTCTTTTGTATAATAAAATCTGAGTTGTACTTTTGAAATTCTAAAACTGCCATCAAGTGGTGCTCCTTGATAGTCAACTTCAAACTTAATTAAATATTCATTTACATTCCAATCAATATCATCCGTGAAATCAATTATTTTTTGTCCCGTATCACGGATAAAAGTTTGATCATCCGTCGATGATGATGGTGCTGCAATAACTTTATATGTCTGGCTTAACTTATCTGTGAGGACAGCGTCTAATTGTAATTCTTGAGCAGCAACATTTGTTATTTTAAACCGTCCTTCATTCGTATCCCCACTATTTATTATCAACATATCGTCGACTGAAACACCATCATTAACAAAATCACCGGGTGTTGTCGTGTCCGTAAAATATTGAATAGCTGGAGTGCCGGTGTATAATGATGCTCCATTGCCAACGGTATCCTCAACATCCAAAGCCTTCGGTCTATTGTAAATAGTTGTCTTTATACAATTATTAGAAGAATCATTATCAGTTAATTCAAAAACCAATTCTGCTTTATCAATTGTCCCTGCACTCCCTATATCGCCAAATCCAAGAATAAACCAATCGTTTACGGTATCTATAGTTGCAAATCCCGACGAAGCATAAGAACTTTCAGCATCATTAATTTCATCTGAATCATAAACATATTCGGGTATAATTGATGCACATAATCCCAAAAAATCCTCATAATAATGGGTAGCCTCAACTCCACCACTGTCCTGAACATAAGTCCCATTCTCTCTCTTTTTTGGATATGCTTTTACATATTGATATGTATTCGTCAAATCACTACTTAATAATCCCCAAAATCTAACATGTGCCTTTAGGCTATCTTCCCAAACAACAGGGAAACCATCTAATGAATCTTTTATTGCTATATCAGAGACTAATATCTGCATTGGATTATTATAATCAGCACTGCCAGTATCAATAATAGGACAAGGAGCATATTCTCTAATACCCGAAAGAACTCCATAGGTATCATCCATGCCAACACAATTTGAATGTGTGCCTGATGTACCACTGAATATTGAACCATAAACGACTGGATATGGTTTGCCAATATTATCATCGGGACAGTTAGCAAAATTATCTGTAGTAATGATATTTTGTGGTATCATTATATTTTTCTTAAAATCATTCTGTCGAAGCGTCAGATTAAGTGTGCTTTCATTAATACTGTAATCATCAACAACGCCTGTCCAGATACGCTGCATATCACTGACTGACGATAGTCCACTTAATGAATTGCCGGAATCTGCAAATGCCATATAAATTATTGCTTCTTGATTATATAAGTTATCCGTGTTATATCTTAATTCCAGACTTGCATCGTCAATTTTAAATCTGGTAAACTCGTTCCCTGATGGTTCGGTTGCGGTAAAATCATTCTTGCTTAATAGTAATAATCTTAATGTACTACCTGCTTTTTCTACAATTAAATCACGTCCTATTTCATTCAATCTGATATAATTAGGTGTTGATGCTGAAGTTGTGAATAAACTCGAATGAAATGTTTCGTTTAATACTGGAGAGCCAGCCGATTCAGTACTATTATAAGCGGTATCGCCTGACTTCCAGCCCGTGAAATCCTTATATAAAAGTCCTAACCCCCATTCCCCATCTATCCAATTGCCTTCAATAACATATATTTCAAAATCAGTGGCTGACTTATCCGATCCGCCGTATAAATATAAAGTTGCATCTTCACATGAATCAATAGTTGACGGAATTGAAAACTGTACACAGCCCCGTGCCGTATGATAATCAGTTGCAAGAAGAATTTGCCCGACTGTCATATCGGAATATGAGAAGTTTACATTTGTGCCATCATCGCCTCTCACGGTAGAATAAGAATCGCCTGAACCTACTCTTGCCAATCTACCTATGCCTTCAAGACTGTTTTCATAATATGGATTAATACTCAAAGCTGAAGTAAATGTTACATTTTTGCCAAGCTCAAGATTATTTATAGTTACACCAGAAACTTGCGACATACCACCGAAAGGATCAATAGACCATTCGATAGACCCATTCGATTTGATGCTGTTTGTGAAAGCATTATCGCCTGTATAAGATTGCATACCGAGAAACAGATTGGCGTCTGGAATAGAGACAAAAATGCGGGGACTGTTCCCAGCTTTTAAATAATTATTCGATGCATTCGTTGAAAGTGTTCTCACGTATTCACCTCTTCAAGCATAATAGTACATTGCTTGTATGTACCCGCTATAATACCGCTTTGTAATTCCATGTTTGTCATGTAAACTGTATGTGTAGTCGTTCCATCGCTTTCTGTCCAAACAAAAGAGTTCTGCGCACCGTTTGCATAGCTTGACCCGAAGAAACTTTTTACATCCGCCCAATCGGTTTCTGTTTCTGATGAAATCGGCACGATAAATGTATATCCCCACTGGTTAAAATTATCGCCAAGGCTGGTTGTCATTCTCACGCCGCCAAGAGTAAGACCTGTAATTTGATTAAAAACAATACCGTCTATATCATTCATAGAATGACCTGATGTAGCAAATGTTAATGTCATTACCGGGGTTGTTGCGTCTGGATATTCAAAAGTTTCTGATGCCATTATGCGAATACCTCTTTTTTCAAAGTTCTATCTCTCAATATACGTTTTAACCTTACCGCTAATTGATGGTCACTTTCGGTTTTCATTGTATCCCAATCGCCACGATTAAAATTAAATGACATATTTGAATTATCATAAGTATTGGAAACGCTCTGTGTCGATGCAGGTGCAGTGGCAAGTTTATTCAATGACGATAGTCCTATTCTATCAACCACACGTTTCGGGAGTACATATTCGTTTTTATGAACGACACCCGCTATCTCACCTGTTTTCCCATATCCAGTAAAACCACCTGACTGAAAACCAGGGAATGCGAAATCCCAGAAACTTTTCCCAGCAGAAAATCCCCCACTTGTGAGAAGATTTAAAACCGAAAATACTGCTCTTTTTGCTGCTAATTGTGTCACCATTACTTGAAGCATACGGCTGAAAGCGTTTGATATATTCTTAAATACATTGCCTGCTTCCATAGCTGAGTTTGCCAGTACATCAGATATTTGATTGCTGAGACTTAACCATCCAATTGACATTTCAGTCGTTGTTTTTACGTTTATTTTTTGTATTACTTTTAATTTTTGTTCATAATCCATGCCAAATACGCCACCTTGTAAGGATGGTGTCTCTGCCTTTGCCCCTAAAGATGGTGTTTTCGCTATACCAGTTAATGACGGTTGCGGGATACTGGGAGCATAACTCGGAAATTGTTTGTGCTTGAGTCCTTCCACTGCGGCTACGTAGGCTGCCTCCCTTGCTTTCCTTGCCTTTTCTCTTTCCGCCAGAAGTTTGAGTGCATCATCAAATTGTTTAGACATGGATGTCTGAGGTTTTTCGGTTGTCAAATAAGGGATTCGTGGCAGTACCTTTTTTTCTGGTGGTAAATAAGGAATTGCTGTTGTTTCTTTTTGTTTTCCAAAATCACGTATCATATTTTCGACATAAGGTGATATTTTATAAGAAGGTGCTTCTTTACGATACTCTCTCTGGCGAGGCATTTCAGAGAATGGAAGACCAGTTAAACGATTTACCGCCATTTCTTTAATTGTAGGGATCTTACTGTACAGTTTGGCAAGATATGATAACTTTTCAAATTTTAGCGCATCTATATGTACGAGGTCTTTTCGAATACTCTGGACACCAAGAAATATTCCTCCGCCAACTGCTAATGCTATTAGAATACCTCCGATGGCTGTTGCCCCTATAGCTGCTAATGCGGCAGCAATTTTGAATAAACTTATTGAAATTACTATTAATTTTGCCCCAATTAATGTTAAAGTTACAACTTTAAAAACCGTAATAATAGTATCTTTATGTTTCCAGATAGCATTTAAACCGTCAACAATTTTATTCATATAAGTGTGGATTTTAAGTTTAATTAATTTATCATTTTGTTTCACCCAATCTTGTGTAGTTTTTAAAATCTCTTTTAATTTCGGCGCAAGTCCTTCGCCTGCGATAACAGCAATATTGCTAAATAAATTCTTTGTTACCGTCCATAAGCCAGAAAGTGTGTTTAACCAACGCCTAAAAGCCTCATCTGTCATATTAGTTGCTTCTTTCATAAGCTGTAAATTATCGGTTAAACGGTCAAACTTCTCAGCAACTAAAGCTGACATTGCCATTAATGCCTGTTTACGATTGAATAATGCTGCTAACGCATCGGCACTTCCGTTTGTCGATTTATATAATTTTTGGAGTGTTTTGATAAGACCTATCTCCTGAATAGCTGTTTGTGCTGATTTATATCCCATTTTTTCAAGAACCATAGTCATTGTATCGGTAGGTTTGAATAATGCAATCATAAGACGTTCAACACGTGTTGAGGCTTCTGCGGTATTGCCAGCAGTTTGCGTAACTGTTGCGAAAGATGCCCCAAGCGCATCAATATTAATACTCAAATCATGAGCGAGTTTTGCCATACCACCGATAACGGGAACAAGTTCTGCGTAAGTAGTCTGTCCAATCTTTTCTATGGCGTATAATTTATTGGAAGCAATAGTGGCATTTTTAATCTGCCCCTCATAGCCTGCCATAAGTTTTGTCAAGCCCTTAACAACTTCAGAAAGTTCAATATGGGAGGCTTTCGAGGCTTTTGAGGCAACTACCAGGGTATCGGTAGCTTTCTTTTCATCACGAACACCGGCAGAAATAATCTGATAATATCCACGAGTTTTTTGAGCAACTGTGCCGAATGCAGCGTCAAGGTCAAACATCTTGGCACGGATCGATTCCATGCTTTCGGTGGTAACTTTCTGCGTATCGACAAGCGCAGTTTCAAAATCGGCAAAACTACTGATTGCTTTCTTGAGACCGAACCCAGCAGCAGCGACTCCAGCTATTGTACCCCATTTAAGCATCTTAGTCGTGATACGGTCAATACTTTTGCCAAGCTTTTTGAATTGCACGGTATTGAGTTTCTTCTGCATAACATTGGCAGTTTGTACCGTTGCGAGCTTGGTAGCTTTAAGACCTGCGACAAGATGCGTTCTATCAGCTTTTATATATACTAATGCTTCACCTAATTTTCCCATACACCACACGTCCTCACATCATTATATTATAACTTTATTTTGGTGAGCTTATTCCAAACTTTTTACATTCGTCTTTTATATCTTCTCCGGTTATTTCTTTTTTTGAACCCCCTTTTGATGGTTCACCACCGAAAGATTTCCCGATTGCATTTGCCACAATATTAATTTCAAGCTCAACTATGAAATCAAGCTCGGCAAGTTTACGGTTAAATTCTCCGATTGTCAGTGTATAAATTTCTTCATCCGATAAGGCATAGAAATGGTTCAACAGGGCAAAGGCTCTTACTCTACTTACTTTTTCGAGGTTGTCTTCGCCCCCTCCACGTTTTTTTCGTTCGCATCCCCTTTCATACCTGTATCAATATTATTGATAAGATCAAGAATATCGGCAGAATTGTCTATCGTAATGATGCTACCGATTTCTTCAAAAGTTATATCGGGATGATTGTCGTGTATTGCTGCCCACGTCAAATATTGAACACCAGTAATAGTTGACAGATATTCCTGTCGTTTTTCATCATTAACGCCTTCGCACGCAATCTCTTTAATGCACTTGATAAATGTTACCTTATCAATGTCTTCAGCCGCTTCTTTGAATGCCTTGATGTTTTGTTGCTTGATAAACTGCTCAAGCCGTGAAAGCATTCCTATTGTCAATGCGCTTACCGTATATTCTTTGTCTCCTATGGGAATTGTAATTTTCTTAGCCATGTAATACTACCCTCCTTGTTATGATGGCCATGCTGAGCTACGAGTTGTTCTCGTTAAATCACTCGTACCTTCGAAATGAATTGTGTTTTTGATTACTTCGCCTACCGCTGCACCAACATCAATACCACTAATTATTGCCGTGCCTTCGTAATAATAGACAGTTGTCGTGTTCGGGGCAGTGTCATACAGCGTGAAAAACCGTATAACTTTCTCATCACCAATCCAACTATATCTGGGAGTTGTCAACCAATATCCTTCAGCAGTAGCCGTCCATCCCTTAATATCAACCAATTTAGTATGATATCCAGCTCTTGCATTGGCAAAATCTGTCCTGTCTAACACATCAACCGCTTTATCAAATGACCAGTTATAAAAACCATACGCTTCTGTTCCTGGAAGTGCCTCAACAATAGTTATACTATCACCAGCTTCGTCATTGGTTACCGTTGTCGTGGTTGTTAGTGTAAGTGTCCCTGCAGCTGCTCCACCGCCAGCAATTGTCCATGTTGTCTTATTCCCAACTGCCCCATCACCTGAAACCGTGATTTTCATTGCACTGGCAAATCCAGCCGCTACAAATCCATCCCCCGAATCTGTTATTGTATCAGGCGTACCCGATACAAAGGCAATAGTCTCAGCGGTAATATTGGCTTTACGGTAGTATATTGCCCCTACTTTTCCATGTTGTTCAGCCATTTTATATCACCTCATTAAGCGGGTTCATTTAACGCACCATTGCCTTCAAATTCGTATGTTGCTGTAATCTTGTCAAGTGCTGGCGTAGTAATACTTACACTTTTGAGAATTGCAGTGCCGCTGTAAGTAGTGCTGGTCGTTGTTACAAGTGATATTTCTCCAGCATCACCTGCGCTTACGGTATTTGTGCTATCGTAATTAGCCTCAACTGTTGCCGTCCAGTCATAAATACCCACAAGTTTAGTATGATATCCTAATGCAGCGTCCGCAAAATCAGTCTTGTCTGGCGTGTCAAGCGACTTTGAAAACGACCACGAAAATACACCTGATGTCAGACCCGTAAAAGTTACACTGCCGCCTTTTCCTGTTAATTCAGCCATCGTCATCCTCCCATCTTCATCTTCTTTTAATAAATTAGATAGTTAATTGTTTCTATATATTATTGCTTACTTTTTAAATACTCTTTCACCCCTCTCCAGTAATGATAAAATTGTTCAGTTATCTTCATATCGCTTAAATGTTCAGCCTGTACGTTCGTATTGACATATATCTTATAGCCAGCTTCTTTTGCCTTGTCGCAGAAATGATAATCTTCGCCAAGAGTAACCATTCCGTCGTTATCTATTAATGTTTGGAAATAAGGTGATGGGATATTGTTAAAAACCTGCATGTTTATCATTAAACATCCCGTTGCTGTTCTGTCAACTTCAACAAGGCTGCCCTTATCCCACTCCTCAATTTTCTTACCGTCTTTGATCATAAAAGGATTAAATGGAGGACAACGCTTGAAATATAAACCGCCAACAATATCTTTGTCGCATTCCAATAGTTTCTGAACAGTATTGACTTCATAACACATGTCGGTATCAAGCATAAGTAGGTGAGAACAGCCTGCATTCTTAGCAAGTTTTACAATGCCATTTCTTAATACATCAATTGACCCACCCTTTGAACGAATAAGCACATGCTCGCCTTTTTCCATCATACAATAGGACTCAAAAAAATCACTATGTACCATCCGAAAAGACAATGGTATCCCGATTGCCAATTTAAAGTTTGTTATTTTCAACTGCCCTCCATTTTTCAATATATTTCTTTTTGTTTTCAGCAAGTAATTCGCCATAATTTATATTAAGTAAATTGTGTGTTACCTGCCCGAAATGATGTATATAGACATCTTTTGCTACACCAATCTTATATCCTGCCTCTATTGCACGTTTGCAAAAATCATTATCCTCAAAATTCCCAAGTCCGAAACGTTCATCAAAATAACCGATTCTTTTGACGACTTCACGATCAAATACCATACACATACCGGTAATAAAATCTGTTTTTTCGCAAACCCTATTATTATTTGTGCCTATTTTATCCCCAATATCATTAAGTTCATCTATATTTTTATAGACTTCAGTTGTAATTTTTTGTTTACCCGATGAAAAATTAGTGCTCGGGGCAACTAAATCAACATTATTATTTTCTATATGATAAATAAGTCTTGACAACCAATTGCGAGTTGCAATAATTGTATCATTATTTAATATGCAAATATATTTTGAGTATTCAGTTCTCTTTATACCAACATTTACTGCACGAGGGAAACCACGGTTTTTTGAAAAATGGGTAGTTACGTAATTCCAATCTTTTGTTTCATCAGTTGATCCGTTATCGATTATAATAATTTCATAAGATACAAAAGTATTCTTTTTAATCGATTCGACACATTGTTTGGTATATTCAAATCCATTATATACTGGTATTATTATACTTACCAGTCTAAAATTATCCGCAAGAGCCGGACTCCACATATATATTCTCCCTTATGATTTCTGCATTTCTACGGTATATTGAACTACACCGTTCCAATAACCGTCATCATCCTTAAATCGTGTCATAAATTCACGTTTAAATGAAATCTGCGTGTATCCCGCTATTGTAAGCACTACCCATCCAGCACCCGGACTTGGCTCTAATAATGTTTTTAGTTTTGCTAAAATATCGTCTATTTCCGTATTATCGGTATCATCACTGTAGATATGCACGTCAAAAGGCACGGTTTCCGTATCATGGTCAAACGTGTATGCAGGCATTGTATCAAATGTGCCTACAACCGCATAGGGTAACGTTGCGCCTTGTGGGGCTTCGTTATCATACCAACGACCGCCAATAGCCAAATAGAGGCTATTGTGGACGCTCTCCGTCAATTCAGTTACTTTTGTATATAAACCTGTCAATACCGCTTCTATCATTTGAAAAATCCCATAATTTTTGTTTGGTTTCTATAAAAAGCAGGTCGCAAGAATGGACGTGCCCTCATTTTTTTTGTGCCAAGCTCTAAAATAGACGCATCATAAACTCTACCTCTACCTTTATATTTCATCGCTGTCCCGACAACGCCAATTTTCTCATTACGTTTTGCATGTGGTTGAGTTACGCCACCCCCTTTTTTCGCTATTCCACCACCCCACGAAAAGTTATGTGATATCGAATTTATTAATTTACCAGTATCAACTGCCGGCGGGTATCCCTCTAAACTCGGATGATGATAAATACCTTTCTTACTTTTTTGTCGTCTATATCTTTTGGTATTATCACGAGGAGTTGATTTCATTGACAACTTAATATCACGCTCAAGCAATAGACACCCTTTGGCAATAGCTTTCTTCTCTTTTCGTTCTATACCTTTTAAAACTGTGGTATCATTCCATGTTATTTTTGCAGTACCAAAATTCATTTTATCATTTCCAATTCAATAAATAAGTATCTGTTCTGTAAGCCGGGATCAGTTACTGATTCTATTTTATATATTTGAGTGCCTTTATTGAATCTATCTTTTTCTGTTATCGTTATGCCGATAGGGAAATTAATTCTAAAAGTATGCGTTACCCTCTTTACGTTTCTATCCCATTCAATTGATTCCGGATTTTTATACCGCATTGAGGTCAAAACACCAGTAATTTTCCTTACCCCCTGATATGTTTTTGACACCGCTCCTGTACCAGAAGAAGACTCGGTATATTGCTCAAGTATCATGGTTGTTTTTGCGCCGATTGTCAAACCAAAACCCTCCGGTAATTATCAAATATTTTACGGGCTTCAGGGGGTATATCCACATCATATTCTGCCCTCATCCCGTCCACACTATGCCCCCTTAGCCCAAATGTTTCCTCACTGCGTTTCTGATATATACTTTTTAATGCAATCTTAATGCCGAGCTTCAAATCCTCTGGCATATCGTCTGAAGAATATCCAGCCGTATAATTTATATAAATATTATTATGTCCCTTTGGGAAAACACCGCCATTCAAAACTACTTGTCCTCTGTCTTCATATATATCAAAGCTATCCTCTGCTCTGTTAGGCATTTGTAAATCAACAGAGTTTGAGTCAATACATGACCGCCCAAACGTCTTGATTAGTTCAGTCGAAGCATAACTATTATAATCGCTATCACATACAGCAGCATACCAGCCGTAGCCAACTGCGACAACCGCAGCAACCAACAGTGTCATTGTGGCATAATCAGCGAATAATAAT